TGTATTGATATAGCCTGCCACACGGGAAATGTTACAGGTGTCACCAGCAGATGACTGCTGAATTTCACACGTAAAGTTTTTCACGAAATCCGTATCTGAAGGGTCGTACAAAGTCATAACCCCGCTGGCAGATTGGTCGTTGTCGTAACCAACGCCATCACTTAGGTAAAGATCAGAAGTGCTATTCCCTGCGCTGTAAGTTGCATTGATTGAAAATGTTTCGTTGCCATCGCCTTCGCTGTGGTACGTCTGAAGAAAAGCTGTCGTTGTAGAAATATTATAATTGTTACCAGTATCGAGGCTTGATTGGAACATAACCTTTGCTGCATCCACAGAGGGGTGCAGGTTATAGAAATGAAATTCATAAACTGGATAAGTGTCATCCATCACTACGGCATCTTCCCCATCTACAAACCGAAGTACGCCTGAATCCGCGTCAGTGGGGGCTGTCTTAGCTAGAATTAGTGTCTTAGCCATTATGATTTCGCCAATCCGTACATTCTAATTTGCCCGCCTTGTATCTGTCCGTTATCAAACTTAAAATTTATCTGAGTTATAGGAGTAGTATCGTTGATATACCCTGCGACTCTAAACGTCAAAGCATAATCTTCGTGGTGGTAGCCTATGCCTTGTGATATAAAGTGCTTCACGAAAGTATTACTTGACGGGTGAAATAACGTCAAAATACCAGAAACCGATTCACTATCTTCAGCACCAGTACGCCGTGAAAGTATGGGCTGATAATCTGCATCATTCGATAAATCTTTGTCATCTTCGTAATTCGGGCCAGTAGCAGTTTTTGAAGCACCGTTATACCAGTTCCATGTAGTAGACGTAATCTCAGATTCATCATAAGCCCCACCCTCGTCACCTGAGTCGTTTACTTGGAACATAAACTGTGCATTACCATTCTCAGGGTGCATATTTATAAAGTGGAACTCGTATACCTCATAGGTGGAATCTATGCCAGAAGTAAAGCCAAGAGAGGCATCGCTACCGTCGCTGATAGCAGGACTGCCGATCAGCGTATGAGCGTCAGTTACGCCAGTAAACTCAAGGCCTGAAAGTTCTGCAAGGCTAGCGTCAGCTATTCCTGTTACTTCTTCAATGTCCGCAATAGCTACTAAGGATACTTTTGCAACTTGGTTTGCCACTATGCCCTCTCTACAACAGTGTAATCAGGATTGAAAATCATCTTATCTGCATGCATACCTATACCAACTACCTGAACTCTGTCACCAGCACTAGCTGGGAGGGTAGCTGTAACTGCACCTGCGGTATCTTCAGACACATAAACCTCTCCGCCAATACCTAAAGTTGCAAGAGATGCGTCATAGCAAATCCCCATTAGCATAAAGTTTCCGCTCGCTCCATTGGCTACATCAGCCGTTGCAATAGCTATCGCTGGCATAGTGGAGTCTGCATTAGCTCTGGCAAGAGCAACTTGGTTTGCTGTGCCAGTATGGTATACAACTGCACCCTGAGAAATAGTTGATCCTGTAGCATTTGCAAAGGAAGCAAAGAAGCCAGAGAACTCATTGTCTGAATCTGGTAGGGAGTCTAATACAATTCCTTTACCGCTAGTCATAGTTAACCCAGCAGCATCTATCTTGACTATTTCAGTTCCTGCTGCGTCAAAGTGAATTTCATCAGCAGTTTCAAAGTCAATCTTTGTGTCAGCGTCTTCACCTATAACATAGTCTGCTGCTAACAAAGAGTTTGTATAAGCTAGGTCTGTTCCATTTGTTGCAAGGGCATAGCCTGCCGTGCCTACTGCCAGCGCAGCAGGATCTCCGCTAGCATCCCCGTATATAATCTTGCCTCTTGCAAGTCCTGCCATCTTTGGTAGTGTTACTTGGTTATCAGCGATGTGGGCTGTATCAACAGAGCCTGCTGCAAGTTCAGCACTATCGACAGCATTATCTGCAAGGTGTTCGTTGTCGATGGAAGCTGCCGCATAATGTTCACTATCAATTACATTATCGCCAATCTTCGCTGCGGTTACTGAATCTGCTCCTAAAGCAGTTGTATCAACTGAACCAGCGGCATAATGTGCTGTATCAATAGAACCGTCAACATAACTAGCGGAGTCTATTGAGTTAGCAGCCATATGCCCTGCATCAATAGCCCCTGATACGATCTGGTCGCTATCCACAGCATCATCGGCTATCGTAGTCGTGCCGTTTGTTGCTATTGCAATATCACCGCTAATAACTACCGGATTGAAATTAGTACCATCACCAATCAAAGCTGCACCGGATGTATTGGTTGCCATCGTCAGGTCGTCACCAGATATGGTTAGGTCGCCTGTTATAACTACATTTGCAGAAAAGGTTGTTGCCCCTGTAATAGTGAGAGTTGACCCGTCTGAGGATATATATTCTCCTCCTCTGTCATAGAAGTAGAGCTTGTCTACTATTCTTACGTCACCATCCAGAACATCTAATGCTGTTGTGTTATTAGTTCCTGTTATCTGTAACACCTCTTCAGACGCATCCCATGTGAGATTGTCTCCAGATGTACCAGAATAAAAAATAACATCTGCCCCGTTAGCATCAGTACCAACCGTAAAGCCCTGAGTAAAGACAGACGCGTCATCTGCTTCTATCTTTCCTACGTGAAGGGCAGCATGGTCATCTATGGTTACGTTACCAGTGGTAGCCCCTGTCTCATTATTTGTAAAGGCAAAAGCAAATTCATCTTCGGACTCGTCCCAAAGCATTGCACGGTTAGCTATGTTAGTGCCAGATCCATTACCTCTGGTAAAAATAAACCCAAGGTCAGCAGCAGGAGTTGCAGTAGTACCCTGTGCCAGTTTTACGAGTGCATCAGAATAAGTAGTAACGGTAGAGTTAATCGTTGTGGTTGTACCACTAACAGTCAGCGACCCTGTAATCGTTACATCATCTGCAAACGTAGCGTTACCATCTGCCACTGCGAAAGCGGTCGTTGCATTTGTACCAGTAATAATTAGTTTCTTTGCAGATGCATCCCATGTGAAGTTATCGCCAGATGTTGCAGAGTAGAAAATAACATCAGTTCCACTCGTTGCATTTGCGCCAACTGTAAGCGTCCCTGCAATTACAGTATTACCATCAGAATCAGTGGTGAACTTACTGGTGTTTACCTTTACTCCACCACCAGTGACCTCAAGGCTGCTGGTAGTAGTTAGCTTTTTAAATGATGCTGCGGCAGATGATGTAACAGTTTGAGAATCCCCAAGAACAAACGCACCTGCTGAATCCTGAGATTTCCCCATCAGGAAAGTACCAGTATGCTTTGGCAGAGTGTGTGTCATCTCTGCACCTAGCGTAGTAGTGCCAGTAATCCGGTGGAAAAAGCCTCTGGCTGCTGTACCTGAAGACGCATTGGAGTCAGGAGAAAGCAGGAATTGCCTAGCAAGAACCCTCTCTACCTGTACCTGATCTTCAAACTTGATACGTCCAACCGTACCAGTAGCAGCGTTAGTTATCTGAACGTCTAGGTCTACCGCTCCTGCGTCATAGTTAGAGTCAGTTGCCGATGACAGGGCAAACGTCCACTTACCCGAAGCATTGGTAACAGTAGAAGATAGCGCGCCAGTAGTAGTTCCTGCCCTGTAAAGTTTTACATCGGCTGAGGAAACTGCTTTCCCTGCTGCGTCATATACAAATCCAGTTAGCGTTTGACTTGAAGGCATTTACTTCTCCTGTTCATGGCAGTTTACTACACTAAGACTGCCTCGGTTCAGCAACTGTAACTCGCCACAGCCCTGATACATCTCTACCTGTACCTTCTTCGGCTATTACATTTGTAATCATTACCCAGAAATTCTGCTCGTTATCTAATTCATCTCTGAATGTAAAAGGAATAAGCTCCCTTTTATTTACAAGAGAGTCAACAGACCTACCAAAAATATAATCCCTTTGCTCTGTTGGTGTCTGCCCTTGTTTCCCCTTACGGAAGTCAATTACTACATCCCAACCCCATAAAGTTTCATTGGTCTTCTTAAAGACTAATGCTAACTGCTTGACATCTGGAGTTGATGTTCTTGTGCCTGATCTGGTAAGTGTAAGCTTTGCCTTTATAGCCCTGAATACTATCCCCTCTGGGTTGTTTGGCGTTGGCAAAGAGTAGCTCTCTTCAGAGGTAACGCTCTTAGTTACTACGCTCCTATAAGCAGAGTCAGCGTCATCATAGTTAACTGCATACTGAAGCAGTACTGTCTCTGAAGAAGAGGGATGAACAGAGTCTACCTTGAAAGATAAGGCTGTCTTGTCCTGATGTCCTGCACCTGCATCGTACCAAGGGGTTTCAAATATCCCTGATGCTTCTCGTTGAGCACTTGTTACTTGGTTAGGATTTTCAAGAGCCGTAGGAAGCTGCTGGTAATAGACATTCTCACCTGCTGCCCACCATAGCCTGTAAGAAGTATAGGCAGTAGTAACCAGCATATTTGCAGATACAGACTCTCCTGCTGTTGCAGAAGACCACTTCACTTCCCATCCAGCCCTAGGCATTGCAAGCCCAAGTACGCTTGACCTTCCAAACCCTGATGGCATTACCGTACTTGTATGTATACCGTCAGTAAAGTTAGGGACATTTGCTTCTGCCGCTGACCCTGAAAGCTCAGACCCGTCCAGCAATACGATAAAGTCATTGTGGGTTTTGATAGCTGCCTTGATAACACCTTGCCTGCTTTCAGGCAGGCCATCTTCTAGGTCAGGGCCAATGATGTCAATTCTTGATTCCTGCCCCGGCTGGTATCTATACAGAGAACCTCCTGCTGAAAAATAAATAGCACCCCTGTAGATGTCTACCCCTCTCCCATTATCTTTGTGGTAAGGAAGAACCAGTTCTGTCTGAACAAATCTTTCATTGAGATTGTCATATACAAATAGTCCTACTTGAGTAGAGCAATAAAGCAGGTCTTCTCCAGAAGGCCCCGGCCCTATAAACAACTTAGTAGGCTCTCCGTAGGGAATCTTTAGAGTGGCTATATGTTTCCACCCATCAGTAAAATTGCTAAGAAAATGCAGCTCCCCTTCATTGCTTATGCCCCACAGTAAATCCTTGTAGCCATAAGTCATTAGCTCTATCTGCGTAGCCTTTGCCTCATTAGTCCAGCTACTTCCGTTAGTTGTATAGTCAACAGGGTTATCTCTCTGGGCAACAATCAGCGTGTCTGTTCCACCAATAGGGGCAGTTATTACATCCGTCACTCTGGCAGCAAAGGTTCTCAGAGAAGAGCCCCAGCTATCAGCAGCGTCATCGTATAGATAAATCTTTGAGGTAGCTAAAGAATAGATCTCTTGGTTTAGTTCTGCCAGAAAAGTAACTGAAGTGTCTGACCCTATATCGTCATTGCTTGCGGTTGATATTGCCCTGCGCTGAAGGACTAAGTGCCTGTTGTGCCTGAGTGAAAGCGTTGAGTACCACGGCCTACCTGCTGCTTGCTGTGTCCAGTTTTCTACTCCGATGCCACCCCTTGCATCATCCCAGACCTGAGCAGAAGAGACAGGGTTGGATTCATTTGTGTAATCACCAGTAACTATCTTTTGCGGGAAAACAGAAACAAGTCTCCTCTGTGGCTTGCCAACGATATTGAATAATCTGTTGCCAAGATTGACAGTATTGTTGCTTGTAACTCTGGCTGTGGATTGAGTCATTAGTTCTCCGTAAGCATTATAAAGTCAAGCTTTGCTGCTGTATCAGAGCAATTTGTCCAGACGTTAATGCCCTTTACAGTTGCGGAGTAGTCTCCATAGTTAATAGTTTTTGCTAAACCTGCTGTTAGTTCCCAGCCTGCATTACTACTAACGCCAGAATCAAACCCTAGAAACATTGCATTGCCATTTGTAGCCCTTGCTTTTACCGTCAGGGAAACAACTCTGGTTGAAGTGTCAGTGATTAGAGCAACAGATACATTAGATGTTGATGTATTTTTCGTTCCGTATAGGTGTCGCATTAATCACCAAACCATCTAATACCAGAAGGCGACCTCATCTTTAATCTAAGGGCTTGAGCCTGAGCTTCTCTTCTTTCTGCTGCCTCATCCTTAGCGTCAGCATTGCCCCCGCCCCTGTCGGCTGATGACCTTAATGCCTTTGCCATTGCAGAGTTAATCACAAACTGAGAGTCAACCTCACACACATCAGAGTCACTACTCAAGAGAGCAGGTGGCCTTCTCGCAGTTAACCGTAGTCTGGAATAGGGAACGCTTGCATCCTCATCAAGATAAAGAGTTCTGTCGTCTTGATTTACTTTCCAAAACTTCCTAGGAATTCTGTCGTAATGGGCTGACTTACTTCGCACTGCTTTTAGGTCGTCAAACCAGAGAGTCAACGCTCCTGCATCTGATGACCCTGTATTAATACGGAAGCTTGTAATGCCTGTGTCAACCTCTGCATTAGAAAGGGAAAGCTCTGTATAAGTCCAGCTATCAGCAGTCAAAGCAGGCAGTGCTATTGTTTCCTTAGCAGAGCTGCCTTCGTATAGAGACAGGGTAAAGTTAGAACTGCTTGTAGCAGTGTTTGATTTTATAAAAAGCTCTAGTGAGTCATACCCAGAAAGATCCATTGCGGAGAAAGAAGAGCCAGCTAGGGCCTCTGATGTACCAGCGCCAGCACCAACGGTTAGCTTTGCCGCACCGCTGCCTTCTCTTATATCTTCGCTGTCGTTATAAATAGTTACATTAGAACCCAAGGAACTTAATGCATCGTCAAAGCTTTCAATCTGCTCACCAATATAAGAACGTCTGGTGAATACATCCTGTATCCCAACAACGCTGCTTGGCGCAGCCCACTCAGTAATTCCACCTCCGGTATGAACACTATCTAAATTAACAGGCACAGATCCTTTTCTAGTAACCTCAGCCAATGATTGATTCACGTAGTCATGCAATGCAACCGGAGAGATTGAATCATCCCAGAGTTCAAACGTCCATTCATTGTTTGGCTCAGAGGAAAATGGAATAGAAACTGTTAGTGTTCTTGCATCAGGATCAGATGCCTGAACCCTTCTGATATGTCGGTTACTGCTTGAGTCAGTTGCGATAATCCACTTACCACGATGCTCGTCATGTGTCCCGTACTGTAGGGAGTTGTCGCGAATTAAAGAATAGTTGCCAGAGGAATCAGAGATAGTAGTTTCAATCGCGCCATCGTCTTGGTTGATGGCATCTAGGTTTACTCCTATTGACTGCCTGATCTGCTTTAAGGTTCTTTTCCTAGTAGGGGTAGCCATTAGTCCCTAGCCTCTCTAACAGTTAGTTTCAAAGGCCAGTAAAAAGACCTAGAAGTTCCACCGCTGTCAGACGCATACTTTACATCGCCGTTGTAAGTACCGCTCTCCCATCCATTAGACTCAGTATTTGTAATCTTAAACAGAGCAAGCCCAGTTGTTTTAGTAAAGGTAGTGCTTGCCTTGTCTGTAATCAGGGCTGTCCCTGCATTTAATACAGAGTCAGATACTGTAAGGCTTACTGTTCCAGAAGAAGTTATATGTCCTGAGTCTGTATTCCCGTCAATAAGCAATACAGTTTCCAGCACAAAGGTAGCGCCTTCAGGTACGCCAGTAGCGCCGCCAATAGTTGCTGCGGGTCTTTTACTATCTAGATATGCCCGCCATACAGGGCCTGCCGAAGAAGTCATTTCTCACCTTATATTGCCTCTGGCGTATCTGGTGTTTCATAATCATCAGATAAAAATTCAGCCGGGAATCTAAGTTCTGGTAAAGCAGGAGCCCTGTGATCTACCCCACCATTCAAGCTTAGATAATGTTGCTCTGTTCTTACAACTCCTTGTGCTGAACTTAAAGCGGTTTGCTCTTTGGTAAGCATACGCTTGTTATTGCCTTCTCTTTTGCTTATGCGATCTTGCACAACACCATGAATCTTATCAGCTAGTTCTTTTGCAAACACCATTATTTCGTCTTTAGTCTTGCCTTCAAACTCTTTTGCTTCGTTTTCAGCAGCCTCAAATACCTCTCCTAAAAACTTAGTCCAGTGCTCAAGCTCTTTATGCATAGCTTGAACAACCATGATGTTAGACCAGTGCAAAGTATATTGCTCTTTCCAATGTTGCAACCTATCTAGGGTATGTTTAGCAAGGTCGTTTTCCTTATCCTTTCGGGTAAAGGCATACAGTGTTCCCTTACACAGAGCAGAGGCATTGGGAATAATTACTTCAATCCCTGCTTCTTCACACTTACCTATCCAGTATTCAACACACGGCCTTTGTTGAGTGTACTCATCTAGCGCTGTTAGGTTTATGCCGTACAGATAAAGCTTCCTTATCTTCTTTCCATGCTTGTGCTGATATAAGGCATGGGCAATTATGTAACTAAAAGTACTGGTGAAATATATTGTTGGGAAATACTCATACATCTTTTCCAGTGGAAAGACCTTACAGTTAGGAACATCTGGCTCATCGTAGGACATGAAGACATCGCCCTCAAATTCCTGAAGAAAGGTCAAGTGCCTTTTAGGACGACCCCAATAGCCAGTCGGTTTATTTTCAGAGAGAGTCCAGTCCCTAGGGTGTAGCTGATACCACTGAGTTGCGGTGCGACTGCCCGCTCCAAGAAACTCATGGGCCATATTGATGCCCCATATCTCTACACTTTCATCTAAATCAAAGACAAGATCCCTTGTCTCCTGAGCATACCCAAGTATGCAGACATCTTTACGAGATGCCTTTGAAGTAGATTTTGCCCGTTGAGCTTTGCGACCTGCGCTTGGCATGACTTATGTAATCCCTAAATGCTCCTGCAACATCACGCCGCAGGTCTGTGTATTCTTTTAGAGCAAGCTTCTCTGGTGCAAGTTTGCTTCCTCTTTTTTGTAGCTTTTCTAATATCTTTACTGCTGATCTCTCCGCAACCCTTGCAGCCATATCTTCTATTTGAGATTCAGGAGCAGACTCTTCTGCTACTACCCCAAACATTTCTACCTGCCCTTTATAGTTCAGCTTGAATTCATGCTTCAAAACCCTTTCATTATTTTCTTCTTCTTTTCCCAGAACCCAAGACTGGATATATTCAACTTCTGTTGATGTCCAGAAGCTAGCAGTTGCATCTTCTGCTTTATCAGGTACGTTGAAAATAAGTTCTTCAGGCATTAGCTAACTCTTGTTCTAGTAATTCATTTGCATATGAAAGATCATATTCTGTATTTATATCGAAGCCTTCGTTATCTAAGGTCAAGAATCCATAAATTTTCTTACCTGAAATACTTCTTTCGCTCATTGTCATTGATGTAGAGGCTATCTCCAGAGAAGCGTTCTGCGTATATACATCAGGCAGGGACGGGTACTGGTTATCGTGCCACTTACTTTTAGATGGCTGAAGCAATACAGGGCATATCTCACCTGACAAAAGACGCTGCCACATCTTAGCTGGATGCTGCTGTACCTTTTCAACTGCCCTTAGTGAAGTAAACCCTGCGGGACTAGCCATGCCTTCCCATAGATTTATTGCGCGCTGTATTGTTTCTTTCGTTCTGAAGGGAGAAGTAGGTCGAAGTATTGAATAAAACTCTGATACTCCTGCGTCTATCTCTAGGTTGATAAGAGCGTGGATAACCCAGTCAATGTCAGGGGAAGTATCTGTGGCAAACTCTGGTGGTCTGCCTATGACATCTGCTCCGTATTCATAAGCTACTTCAGAAATAGCTTCACTATCAGTAGAAACTATAATTGAATCAAAGCACTTGGAATCCTGTGCTGCAATTATTGTGTGTGCAATAAGAGGCTTGTCTCCTAGCTTTCTTATATTCTTATTTACTACCCTCTTACTACCTGCTCTGGCTGGAATAAGCGCTACTGCTTTTATCAAATTACGTCTACCTCAGTAACAGGATTCCCTTCAGTAACCTTTAGGGAATGTATCTTCTTGCCGATGAGTGTGTACATATCTGCGGGGTGCATGATATTGGCAGGACACTGAATCTTTATGTCGTTATCGGAGACAGTCTCTCCTTGGTTCTTGGTTGCTGCCCAGTACAGACTCTTCCTTCTTTCGTCTGTATAGACCTTCTCTCTTGGGTCTTGAGTTTTTACAAGGCTGCCAAGTGATAGAAAGACATCATCTATATTCTTCCTGAGTTCTTTCATCATTGCAGGGGTAAGTGAGAAGGCATTGTCTGTGCCTTTCCATCTACGATTCACAGTGAAGTGGTGCTCAAAGATCCTGCCCCCTAGGGCAAAGGCCGCAAGGGTAGGGTGTATATCTGGGTCATGGGTAGACAGTCCTGTTTCAATGTCAGGGTATCTGTCCTTGTATCCCTGTATAACTTTTATGTTCAGTACATCATGTGGGGCAGGGTAGATGCATGAACACTGGAGTATTGCAAACGGAGTTTTCTTTAGCGTCATTACCTGAACTATTGCATCTACTTCTTCTATGTTGCATCCACCTGTGCTGATTATCATAGGGATGTTATGAGAGGCTGCTGCGCCTATCAGCGGTAGATTGGTTGCATCTCCGCTGGCTATCTTTATTGCAGGAACATCTAAGGAGAGCAGGAGATCCAGACTACGAAAGTCAAAGGGAGTAGAGAACGCTGTGACCCCAACAGTTTTACAGAAGTCAAAGACATGCTTCCACTCCTCTGGCGACCACTCTAGTTTTTCTCTGTGAATCCCATAGGTTTCATCCATCCACTGAGGGTTGTCACTCTTTCGGTAGTATTCAGATGGTGAGTAAACTTCTTTTGGATTCCTAGTCTGGAACTTGACTGCGTTTACCCCTGAGTCTCTTGCAGCCAGAACCATCTCTTCCAGCCTGTCCATACTTCCAGAGTGGTTGTGTCCTATATCTGCTATCAGATACGCTTTCTCGTCTTCTGATATAAGCTGACCGTCAATAGATAATGGCATTACTTATACTCCCTGTTATAGAGAACGCACTTCATTAGATTCCTAGGAGCAAAGGATTCAACTGCCTTAAAGTCAAAGCTGTTTAGTATCTCCTCAACCTCGTCTTCTGTGTCCGATTGCACTTCAATTAAGATTGACTCGATACTACTTCCCTCAAGCAGCATGTCTGCACCCTGCAACACTTCTACCTCTCCACCTTCTACGTCTATGAGTAAATGAGTAGGTTTCTTTATAGGTAAAGCAATGTCATTAAGTCTGAATGACGGAAGCCTTATGCTTGAGTTCTTAGGCAATCCTTTAGTAACAGGATCAGAGGAGAGCAGTCCGTATCCAGCTATGACACTGTAGCCCTCAGCTATATAAAAAGTCTTTATTTCCTGCATAGCTGACAAAGCAAAAGGGAAGACCACTACTTTGCTCTGGAGATTATTAGCACTGATATTCCTGTGCAGTGCCTCTATGTTGACAGGGAGTGGCTCAAATGCGTACACACTGGCCCCGCGAGCAGCAGCCATTATCGAGTACGTGCCAACACAGGCTCCGATGTTATACAGGCAGACTGTTTCATCGAAGTCAGAAAGCCAGTCATAAGTCCAAGGCTCTTTACTTACTCCAGTTGAACGCCAGTTTGCAAAGTCTGTATCTGCCCAGATTACTAGCTGTCTGTCAGGATCATCTAAGATGTTGTGAGATGGCATTGTACCTGACAGGATAGCACACAATAAAAAAAGGAGCCTCCGAAGAGACTCCTTCTTTATAGGTACGAAAGTACTAATCTAGGTTGTAGAGCATTACAGGAGCGTACTCGTTGTCAATGCCAGCCAAGCTATGAATTCTAGCGATACCGCCAGTTGTGTCTGCCCCAACCACAAGAAGTTGTCCTGCGTGGTTTGAGCTAGGCCCAAGTGGTGCATTTAAAGCAGGGGTTCCATCTATCTTTGCAACAGAGATACCTCTTGTCTGAATCCAGCCATAGTAGTCAGCAGTAAAGTTATTTACTGTAATGCCGATAGGCCGCTCTATAAGAGCTGCGGTAGCAACAATTATATTGTCATAAGGGCTCTTCATCAAACCTACTGTGTCTGTGCCATTAGTAACTGCCTGATGCAACCCTGATTCCTCATCAAGAGTTACAGTTGCTGAGCCTGAAGAGGAAAAGGCATCATGCTCTTTGATTTTGTAAAACTCATGTACTGAAGTGCCAGCTAAGTTAAACCATATATAACCTTCTGCATATAGGTCTTTAGCAGCAGCAGTACCTTCTACAGTTACATCAATAGTCTGTGAACCAGCAGCGGTTGTTGCTACTGCCAAGTCACCATCAGAACCGTGATGCGCTACCAATGCTTCTGATGCGCAAAGAAGGCCCTCTCCAATGGCTGTTCCACCATTGTGGGTATATCTAAATTCTCGACCATCAGCAAACGCCATACGAGTTCCAAGTGCACGTTTCTGGGTAGAGGTTTCTGCTTTTTCATCTCCGTAAGTACCGGAAATATAATTCGGAAAAGCCATTACAAGCTCGCTTTCATCGGGCTATCAAATCCCGTCTTCAGCCGATATTAATTAGTTGTTATAGCCTCGGCTAAAAATTACAGCTATAACTACTAGAGCGTATCACGCCTTTTGCGCCTGCGTCTACGAGTAGCAGTCGGCGGAGAAGCTTCGTCTGTTGCAAAGGTGGGCTCTACCTCAGTCGCTGCATCAGGCTCGGCTTCATCCGCCGAATACCCATTAGCAAGACTGTCTTCTTGGGCTGCACGGAGACAGTAACCGCACCCTGATTGGGTTTGTCCCTTGACAAGCCTTGATCCTCCACCTGCTACTGCTTCATGCCACTGCGGAGTAAAGTCTCGCTCTAAGCAATCTTCACCCGGAGTCCACGGAAACAGTCCCATAGTCTGGGCTTTCCGAATCAGATAGTCCGCCTCACCAGCAGTTAAGTTTGTGGGATTATCTACACGGAAATGCATAAATACATCTCCACGTTTTTTATCCGACAAGCTTTCTTTATGCAGATAAAGCGGTATCTGGCTATCTTCAAACCCAATTAGATCAAGGTCATAACCCTGCGTTTGCAGGGATAAGTTCTTATCAAGAGACAAACCAACCATAAGTTAAAGCCCCATGTGCTATGACGATGTACCCGGAACGCCAGCATCGTAAAGAAGCGGAGCGCCCTTTTTATCGTCTAATTCAAACACGCCATAGTCGGCAACGTGGTTAAGCTCAAACCCTCTGGCTGAAGCATCACGCTGTCGTTCTGTACGCCAGCTAACTGACGTAAGACCAACAAGAGCATCTCTTTGAGCGATAACACCAGTCATGTCTCCAGAAGAGTCCACATTGATGTTACCTGATTCATAGAGATCTACACCGTTAAAGCTAACCCCGGTAAAGAAGGATTGCAGGTATCGCTCTTCACGCTGATCGTTGACCTTCATTGAAGTGCCTGATCCGATGGCAGTCGCTGACTGAACAACGTCATAGGCAGAATGAGGGTGAACGATTGCATAAGTTGGATTAAAGGATTCAAACCCAGTCTCAGCAGATGCTGATGTTGACGACTTACCGCCGCCTCTGGCGCGTGCAATAGCACCAGCAAAAGCACCAAGACCCATGCTAGAAGCAGCAGCACCAAAAGCAGTACCGCCGTTTAAAGCAGAGTAAAGAGCCTGAGTATCTCGATCTTGTTTACGGGCAGCAGCGTCACCGAACTGTCGTCCAATCATTGAGAAGATTGGAGTAGTACCGTTCTGGCGAACAAGTTTGTCCGTAACAATTATTTTTGCCCCACGTTCTGTTGAAGTGAGGTCTACATACGTTAGTCCAATCGACTGCTCATCCGTCATATCCAGACCATCCACAAGATCTGAAACTACGAATTGACCAACCTTTGGAACTCTAACCGTTGAGGCTCCTTGAGGAAGAGGAATCTTCTCAATGAGTTGCCATGAAGGGGCGTTATGCTCCTGCACGAATCTAGCTGCATTGATAATAGTTTCCTGTACATTACTCAAATTGCCTGTTGAAGCAGTTTGTGCCATGATTTTTCTTTAGGTTACTCGCCCCATGCAGCACGACGTAACGCTTCATACTCTGACTCAGACCACTGGGTAGCGGGCTTATTCATTGCAGATTGCGTAATACGCTGCTGATCTGGAGGGGCGGCTGTTGATGAACGTCCAGTTCCAAGTTGTGTAACTTGGGTTTCCGGTGGTACTGCACCTTGATTATTAGGAGCAAGCTGCTTAGCAAGCATTTCCATACCTACTGGATCAGCAGCAACTAACAATGTTTCTGCTTGTTGTTCAGACAGATTGTTTTCTTTAGCAATAATCTGCGCAGCCTGAATCTTCGCAAAGTTTTCAGTCTGTACATTTTGCTGCTGGGATTGCACTGCAAGCTGTTGAAGTTGACGCTGAGATGTTATTGCCTCAGTAATTTGTCTAACCTGTTCAGGACTACGTGCAATCTTTGAAGCTTCTTCTTGTCCAATAAGAGGAACAAGTTGGCTTTCCTGCTGTCTGACTCTAGCTTCTACCTCAGAACTAACATCATAAGATTCAAGTCTTTGGGCTGCTTCTTGGGCAGCCCTTTGAGCCTCTGCAACCTGCTTACCAAAAGAGGATTGCATTTTCTCAAACTCATCTTGAGTATAAGTTCTTGATTGCTCAGGGTTAGCTTGAGGTACTTGCTGCACCAACGGATTGTCTGAAGGTTGTATCGCAGGCTGTTCTTCTGTGCTGTAGCTTTCAGTCGCTGGGGCAGGAGTGTCTGCCTCTGCTGCCTCAGAAGGGTCGCCTATATTAAGGTTCTGCAAAAGCTGTCGCTCCTGCTCAAGAACCTCTGGAGGTGTACTGTCTTCTGTTTGCAGAGGAGGAAGATCTCCACTGTCAGTTACTTGCTGCTCTACTGGCGCAGCCGAATTATCCTGAGTGACCATCAGAAAGAGCCCTTTCAAATAAATTGTTTGGTAAGACTATCATGTTTTTACTTTACGGCGGGAACAGGGCCGGGAACTGCTCTATCTCGAATGTTATCTTCTACCCATTGTTTAGCTGCGTCGGTTGGAGTTTTAGGAACTTCAATTCTTTCCTTGTAGCTTTTGCCTGCATATGCCCTAGGGTCTTCCCTATTTGATACCGATACTGCCCATCCAACCATTTCCTCTGAGGCCCACCTGCTTTGCCTTTTAGATTTCTGGGTCTCGGTTCCTGTTCGCTGGATTCTGTCCCACTCTCTGCGTTTTTTGAAAATAAAATCAATCATACGTGTCTGGACGCGACGATCTCCTTCAAATAGTTGATACCCCTGCTGCATTTCTATCTTAGATATATACATCCAGTCACCAGATCGTACTGCCTGCCTTATATCTTCCTTTAGCCTTTCTTTTGGGATTCTACTTAATTCATCTTTTGAAAATACCTTTGGCCTTCTGCTTGCATCTCCTGATTCAAAATCCCACAGTTCCCACTCTTCACGGGTAGGAGCAAGAACTCCTTCACCAGTAATCACCCTGTAAATAGAAGCCTTCTCCCCAAGTGTTTCTCCGTATGCAGGAGGAATAACCCTTGTTAAAGCAGGTATATTCCCTCTAAGAAAATCGCCTCCCAGTTTAACTGGTATAGGGGCAAACAGATCCCATGCCAATCCTCCAATCCTTTCCAGTGCTCCTGATGTTTTACCGCTCATAAAAGTTGTACCTTCGGCAGCTCTCCATCCTGCTGTCAAGGGTATGTCAAGTCTGGAAAGCAGAGCAGCCTTAGCAGAAAATCCCCATCTCATAGGAGTGTCCATCTGCCCTAGCATGTCCATGTAAAGAGGCTCACCTGACGGGCCTTTTATTCCCGGCAGATATGGAGCTAGAAAATATCTATTTCTTTCATACCCTGTAAATGGATTTAATGGAGTTCCTTCAGCGTCTTTCTTTTTTACTAATGGCTTATATGCGGCTAACTGCCCTCCAAATCTTACAGGGTATGGATTTTCATGCATAAGCCTTCCGTGTCTTTTTCCTAGCTTCCCTCCACTAATGTAATAAAGGCCTTCATCATTTGCTTTAGATATGAAGTCCCCTTCACTGTCAATGAATGTAGAAATGTAATTGAATACATTTGCAACCAACGTAAAGGCAATTACATATCCTCCCCATAAGTTAACAAAGGATCGGTAGTTTTCGTTAAAGCGCATATTGAACTTACGTTCCTGCCCTTTTACTGCTGCACTTGCCGTAAATCCCTTTGGGTCAGGCGGATACATGTGAGGAGTCCAAGGTAAAAGCGCTCGCCATGCCTGCTTTAGAAGGGCTTCGTTTTCATTCATAGAAAACAAAGTCCTTCTCATGATTGCGCGGTTCCGTTTATTTCTTATTACTGCCTGCCAAGGCTGTATTTGAGAGGTAATAACATTTGCCTGCTCAGCTACAATCCGTGCAACCTTTATTGCTCCCGGCGATTCTGGGCCGGGTTTTCTCATCTCTTCAAGTAGACCTAGCTTCCTTTCAAAGTCTGTGGCATCTATCTCTCCCCTCTCAAGTTGTTTTCTTAATTTCTTTTCGGCTTTTCTTAATTTCTTAAAAAACCTTCTCTCTGCAATAGGCAATAAAAGCTGCTCAACAGCGCGCTTGTTTGCAACTGTATACATTCCATCAAATAGCCCTGCTTCTACATATCTGCGGAACTGTAGAAATGGCTTTACTATTTTTCCTGTATTAGAGTACATCCATTTTTCTTCTGCCTGAATGAACTCCCTGATATTTCTGTTGAAGATGGTTGTGTCTCCAACAATACCAAGGTCGCCATGTTCAACAAGCATGGGCCAAGTTATACCTAGCTTAGTGGTTCGCAGAGGATCTTCACCAAATAAAATATCTCTCCTTAGCTGCTTCCGTTTACTTGGCCTAAATGAAACATTGAAGGCTTCGCCAATAAACGACGGAAGTGTAAGTGCTGACATCCCTCTAGTGTGGATCAGTGCTTCGGGAGCAAGAGAGGCTCCAATAGCACGACGCATCATGTCTGAGTGCTGGAACAGAGATCCGGTCAGGTTTATACGCTTGACATTATCTGCAAATCTATCGTAGTGATGAAACGCTTTGCCCTTTTTAGAAGTTTTGCTGATGCCCGGTATATTGAATATCGACTCTAATGTATCTGCAAATGAGTTTGGAACAGCTATGCTTCCTGTTAATTTTACTAACCCGTCTTCATCTACCTCGTATTCCAGTTCGCCCTTGGCGTTTTCTTTTATTATGGGCGTTCCTTTCCATATGCGCGCTGCTGGCCCAGATAACTCTGGAACCCTTAAGGGCTTGCCATCTCCTACATGCGGCAACCAGTTTGGATCGCCAGCATCAACTGCAATTTCTAATCTTCTTGCATGTTTGAGTAAAAGGTAGTTAAGCATGAATTCCTGACCTTCTTGCACTCTTCTGAAGGCCATATCCACAGGGTTCCAGCTAACAGGTTCAACCTTGCGCTTCTCTACCATCTCCCTGAAAGTCATATCGTTTCTGGCTTGGAGCCATCGCATACTTTCCTGTGGGGTCATTGGAGCGTCCCACATATCTAATTTCTGCCCCTCCCTTATCCAGCTACGCGGAAAGTAGTTAGGGCTTCCCATAAAGGTCTGTGCGACATGTGCTGCGTTTAGTTTCCTTTTAATAACATCTTCATCTCCTGACATATTTTCTAGGAATTTCAGAAACTGAACTTCATGATCGTCAAGTAAAAGTCGAATGTCGTGATACATTTGTTGCAGGAGAGGGAATCCCTCAAGAGAGTCGCTAGCCTTAGTTACGCTGCTGTAAGTGTTTGGGTCTAATGCCTCAAACAAAGGCATCATAGTCTCTCTGCTGTAAAACTCAGGCGAGACATCTTTATATTTTTCGTCCCAGTCATCTGCCAATGCCCTGAGTCTTCCAAGTCCAGCATTTTTACTGCCAGAAAAATCCTGAAGAATAATATCGCCCGCAGTACGACCTGCTATGCCAAAGCCATATATATCATCAAGCTCTTCAGCAAAGGCATCAACCAGTCCTATAGTTTCAAACTTCCTGTTGAATCTGTCGGGGGCATTATCGGGATTGAAAGGATTTGGGCCAACGTCGCCAGTTCTCTCAAAGTCTAATAACTTTGTTGTTGCTGCTTGCTCTCTGGCAAAATGCGATGCTGCATTTAGTAAAGTGTGAGAAGCGTAAGGATTGTCTCGCGCATATGCCTCTAGCGACCTTCCTCCAGCAAGATATGCAGCCTTTGCTTCTTGAAGGGCCATCTCCCTTAGATGGGCAATGTGAGCCTCTTCAACTTTATCCACTCCCTTACGTGAATGGGCTGGGTCAAGGGAAACGTCTAGGTCGTCAATGTATCTACCAAGGGCTACATCTAAAACAGTATATCCGTCTGCTTTATCTGTATGAAAATCTATAACTTTCTGAGAATTAAGAAACTCAGCAAGTTCTATATCAGTTAGTGCTTCTCTTGTAAATTGCGGAAGCCCTTCTCTTAAATCCTGCTCAAAAGGATGCCCTTGCTCTTTAGCAATTTCCATTAAGGAATGAACTGACCTTGTGAAAAATGCCTTTTCATCAGACTCAAGATGCTCTTTATACCTAACTGGTTCTACGATTCGGTTTCGTTCATCTAAGCCTGTAGTAGTAACCTCTGGGTCTTCAGCAGAAGATATAGTTCCTCGTTCTTGTACGTCAGCAGCTTCACTAACCTCTAATCCCTGCTTAGCAGGACTGAGTATATTGTTATCTTCCTCTATTTCTACAGCAGTTGTTTCATCAGTTCTTGCTTCTAGTCCTACATCAGCCCGTCTTAACGTAACTGGCCTGCCTTCACGACGAAGCCTGAACCCAACGATTGCATCAGCGCCTGTTGTTTTGAAAATTTGTTGTGCAATTTCTGTAAGATCTGATTGAGAAAACTCATTCATAAATCCTTGATCTGTATACGGTAATGGCTCTCCATTTAAATCCAGACCACGAATAGAAACTTCAACAGTCTTTCTAGCGCCTGCTGCACCTATCGGCATTTGTTGAGTATCTATCCTGAGAAGAGGCTCCCCTGTTTCTGAGTCATGTATGTCAAAGTTTCTAGGATGTTCTAGTTGTGCTCCTGTTTCCTTTTGGAGAAGTCGAGCTTCTGGATCTGTAGTTTCAAATACTGTATATTTCCCAGATTCCGTTAATATACTTGGGCGAGAGAGGGGATCTTCAGGGCGTACCATAGATGCTTCTGGAGGCTCTTCTAAGAAAGGCTGAGTTTCACGCTTTTGCACATTTCTTTCTCTACGCCTAGTAAAAGCATCTGTTCTGGCTTGGCTAAGCTGATCCCTGATCTGGATATTAGGAGTGCCTTCAAGTGAATGTACGGTTGGGCCGGGTGCGTCAAGGTCTTCCTGATCTATCCCCGGTGCTTTCTTCCTAAGAGATGAACGATTGCTAATGAGTTCACGCTGTATAGCCTGCCTTATTTCCTTATCACCATTCTCTGCGACTATATCTCCATATATTCTTAGTAATTCTTCATCTGACCTTTCACTCATTTTCAACTCTTCAAGAGAGCGCGGAATCCATATATCGTCATCAACTCCGCCTGCAACTCGTACTAGCTGCTCTCCACGGGGATCACCTGCCCATCTTCCAGTTGACTCTGCTCCTCTTGGAACTGCAATGTCAGGTTCTAATGTTGCCCCTTCTTGTGCAGGGCGCTTCCAGCTATCTACCTGAGATGTATCTATTACAGGGCCTCTATATCCCTCTGTTTTTGCCTGTCGTTCTGCTTCACGTAAAACACCGTAGGCATCTTTATATCTCTGGGTAGTGCCACTCTGGTCTTTCCAAGCGCTATTGTTATAGGTTTCGTCCCATACTTCCATAGCCTTCTTTGTGTCATAGATTATTTCAGCAGAACTCTTTGCCCTTGACGCTCCCTTTAGAGCGCCAACAGATATTCCTGCTGCACCTAAAGCACCAGCCATCTGCGCTCCAAACTTTACGGCAGGGTGGGCATCTTCAGGTGTTCGCCTGACTGCTTCTTGTCCTCCAAGATTTGCGGCATAAACAGCGGTTGCTTCAGTAGCCAGTGCTTTTGCAGGGTTACTGCTTCCTGAAATCGGACGGAGAAATGCAGCCCCAGTTCTGGGGATATACTGCAACGCTCCGCCAGTATATGGAATTGACTTCAAGGCAGGCGCAGCAGTTCCTGATAGCCAGCCTGCTGCTGGAAGTCCTCCGCCAAGCGCTAAGGCTGGGATCAATGCTGCTTCAGCAGGAGATGTAAACCCTGTTGCTGCCAGCGCCAAAGTTTGTGGCCAGCCTTCAGGAAACATCATTGCAATGTCAACAGAAGCTTCAGTAGGCTCCCACACTCCTTGGTCTAGCCTGTGTCCATACGGGTTTGTTATGTTTTCATATCGTTCATCGCCCTTGGAAACTACTTCCGTCATAGGCAAATGAGGCACACCGCCAATCACTGTCATTGGAGCGTATGTAGATTGGTTATACACTCCAACATCCCTTGG